CCAGGGCTCTCCACGACGACGACAAGGCCGCTCTTTTTAATATGTCTCTTAGCGTACCAAAGGTTGTAGAGGTGGTTGTCAGTCTTTAGCGTTTCACTATGCTTCCACTTGGGGTATCTCTTACACTCTCCAGAGGGGTTGTGATAGCCTTTACACTTCTCACACTCTGGATTAGTGCTACGACCACTACATCCCACCATGTAGCTATGCCACTCGTCGTAAACAGGTACTACCGTACGAGTATAGAATGGCTTTGTGGGGTCCGCACAGTAGCCAACGTCGTACTTTTCTAAGACTTCCTCACTATAAGGAGGGTCTAGGTTTAGATAGTAGGGAGACGGGATTCTAATGCCACTATTTCGCACTTCTTCCCTACTAGGACCAGAGTCAACAACCTCGCTTTGCCGTTTCTTAGTTGCCAACCTAGAAATAAACCGTCGTCTTTCTTCTTGCTCGTCGCTAGTGTCAATATCATAGTTCTTTTTATTGACAAAGGCAGAGCACCACTCAACAGCCTCTCCAAACGACACTGTATCGTCACCCTTAGTCTCCCAATTGTATTCACAATGAGAAAGAACCCCCCGAATAAACCCTATAGGGCTATTGCAGAATACCTCTTGGCATTGTCTGGTATTACACAGCCAGTTTCCACGGTTTGAGTGACCGTCGTGAAAAACATTTAATGCGCTACCATTGTCACCGCCGTGAACAGGGCAGCAACCCACATACATCCTGTTTGTGCGGTACAAATCCAGGTTAAAGTACTGAACGACACGCTCAAAGTTATCAATAATATCATAGCCCAAGGCCAACAGCTTGGCTTGTGGCCATTTATTGGAATGGTATTCTTCCTTCGTCCTCGTCATCGCCGTCTTCCCTCAATGTTAAGTTATTTCGTACAGCACCTTCGTCAAGCTCAAAGCGGGTTTCACCCTCTAAGATTTGAGCACACCACCCCTTAACTTGCACGTTGATGTAGTTACCGTCCTCAATTCCACCGCCATGACGAGTCACCACAGGGCACAGCTTGTGTGTCCCGTTTTCTTCTGGGTCGTCAGACAATTCTTCTGGAGATTTCTTCTTAAAGATTGTGAAATTACTACACAGCCAGATGATTCTGTCGGAACCGGAAGCGGCCCCTGTTCCCTCGTCTTTAATGCCGTCACGATTCAACTGCATCAGAGACAAGATAGGAACGTCGTAGCGAACAGCAAAGTTGTGCAGGCCGGTCATCATAAAGCCTAGCACTTGGTACTCTTTTAGGTCTGCGCTGACGCCTTTAGAGTCCATGAGCTTAAGATAGTCGTAGAAGATAACACAGTCGTTAGCTTTTCCGTTCTCGTCGAGTCCAACCTCTTTAACAATCCACCTTCTAATCAGTGCTAGAATTTCCTCAAAAGGCATACCGGCCACAGATTTGTGGAAATAAGGTGCAGCCTTGAGTTTCTTGGCACCCTCCATAGCTTTCTGGAATGACTCGGGTTTTGGCCAAACTTACCTGTCTCAATGTCGTTAATGCCTACGCCACTAAGCATAGCAAGAGAGCGAGCAAGGTGGTCTTCCTTGCGCATTTCCGTATCAAGGTTGAGTACTGGTAGACCATGAGTACTAGCGATATGATAGCCCATATTATCCGTTAGGAGGGTCTTACCTGTCTTAGGACGAGCGACAATCATATTGACCGTACCTCGACGCAAGCCGCCGCCAATGCACTCGTCATAGCGAGGGAACCCTGTGGAAATACCAATCTGTTCAACTGGATTATCGGCTAGGTGTTGAAGAAATTCCTCTGCACCATCACCTAAGACCTCTGGTTCGTTGTCGTTGTCGTTTAGCAGGGAGGTAAAGTCGAAGATTGTGTCTTCTGCAATGCCTAGAATCTGAGCAACTGGTTCATCTCCCTTGACGTGCATCAGCTTGTTCTGTGCGTCACCAAGTTGAGAGTGCAGTAGCCTTGTAACTTGAAGCTTGCGAATCTTCGCAGCAAATGCTCTAACATTGCGTAGCTCAACAGGGAAATTCATAATGGCTTCTAGATAGCCACCTTCTGTTTTTTCAGTAAACAGGTCAGCAACACCCATCTCGTGTGCGGCAGAGTGGACAGAGGGCAGGTCAATCTTGCGGGTGTCATCGTTCTCCATAATTCGCGCTAAACATCCGTAGAGCACAGAGTTGAAGGTCTCTGTAAAGGTATCTGCCTGCAAAATATCCGCAATGTCGTAGTAGGCATCGGAACCATGTCGGCAAATACCAGCCAAGACAGCACGCTCCGCTGCCTTATCACTTAAAATCTTAGTAGTTTTCATCTATTTTCCTCTTGTCGCACACCTATTACACACATATCTCCACTCTTTTTCCATCGCGTCATAGTGTAACATCTCCCCACCAACCCTGAATACCCTATTGCACTTATGACAGTTAATTTCTACGCCCTCATAATCCTCTCTTCTCTCTGCCGGGGCCGCGCCATTACACACTGGGTCCACCTTCTTCTGCCAAGCAGTATCTTCCTTGGCGGTGTTGCTAAATTCGTCAATATCGAATTTGTTTACTTCGTCTATGTCTTCTCTGTTGTTTGGCATGGTCTCTGTACGACCCTGTGCCTGACCCCTAGTATCTCCAGGCTTTAAGACCCTTGGCCTCTTATTCTTTCGGGTAGTAGGCCGCTGCTTCAGCTTAGGTTTTGGCGTTTCTTCTCCTGGTATTATAATACGACTTGGCTTGGAGTCAACCCTTTTATTCCTATTTTGTTTGCGCTTGCTGCCGGGCTTCTTCTTGCCCGTAGGTCTTGCTGGTGCCCCTGGTTCTGCCCCACCTAGCCCCTCCATCAGCTTCATCTTCTCAGCCGGTGTTAGGGTGTCTAGTGTGTTTAGTATGTCAGCCGCAGTAATCTTACTGGGTTTTCTTTTCTGTTTTCTTTTAGCCATGTTTGTTCTCCGAAACTTTAGCGATTTGATTATCTTTCAGACTACCGGCCAAAGCTTGAAGGTGTTTTGATAAACCGTCGAGTCTAGCCTTCCTTTGCTCTGCATAGTCTTTTATTTGTATGATTTTAGCGACGACTGAGTTTTCCTTGGCGACCGCACTCATTTTGAACTCATGCGAACCAAACAGGTCTTTGATTATTCTTAGGTTGGTTGATGTTGTGCCGTATTCGTTGAGTTTTGCCTTACACCAGAGCACACGAGAGCTTTCCTTGTTCATCGCCCTGGTGAGATACCATCCGTACTGCAATAATCTATAAGATATTTCAGCACACCCAGTGGGAGTTAGCTTAGCAAGGGCATTTCTAGGCATGTTAAGGTACTCGTCCAACTCAATCTCCATGCCGGGAGGTGCGGCAGCAGGAAGGCACAGGGCCTTTTCATAGTCGTCCAGGGCATCCTGTATAAATTGCATGTCTTCATTAACATTCATCTAGTTTCTCCCTCATATCGCCTTCACTGTCTTTGTAGCTGAACTCAATTAATGTGATGCCGTTCAACTCGCACCACTCTTTCTTATTTCTATCGTTCTTTTTGCCTGCAACAAAGTCCATCTTGCTCTTGTGAAACATGGGGGTGAACTTGAAGTGCTGAACACCGTGAAATTCTACGGCAATATTAAGTATAGGTATAAAAATATCCAAGTACAGTGTCTTGTTCCTGACTATTGGAATAGACACCTCTTGGAGGATGCGAACGGTCGGCCACTTCTCCCTTAACAGGGCTAGGCTGGCATTATGCCCTATGGATGCAGTCGTATGACGGTGCTCCTTTGGGGTCCACTTTACAGTCGTATCGTCTAACATTGTTACCCACATTAAAACCCCATCATTTCTCGTACTTGCTTGCTAATTTCAGTATATGTCTCAGGATTTTCCCTTAGGTAGTCAGCCGCCTTGTCCTTGCCCTGTGCTTTGCTCTCGTCTGGGAACGTATACCATGCACCACCCTTATTGATGATGCCAATATCAACAGCCATGTCGATAATTTCCCACTCCTTGTCAATACCGTGGTTGTACCTTAGAAATGACTCAGCCTTGCGCCCAGGAGGGCCTATAGAGGACGAGTGGCACTTCCAATGAACGACTTGACCAATGGGATTATCGTTGTTCTCAGGCTTAAGTGTGCGGTGTGTAGCCTCAAGCTTAACATCCATCTGATATTGCAACTTACGGCCACTAGCTTCCATCCAAGGACTCATACTCCTGCTCTGGTCAGCGATTTTATGTGTCACACCAAGGATAAGGCACTTGTTGACTGGTAGGACGTTGGACACTTTCTTGCAGAAGCTAGAGAGCATCAGAGGAACATCGTCACGGAAGCGGTCGGCGTAGCTGGAGTCCATTCTGGAGCCACTACATAGCTGGGAGAACGAATCTACAACAAAAATAGACCCCGGCTTAGTATTGACTAAGTGCTCTAAGATAGAGAGGTATTTCTCAGCGGTTAGAATATTCCCTGGTTCCGACTGGATGCTAGTAAACCACCTTTCGGAGAGGTCTAGAGACTTAATGCCAGCAAGGTCTCTCGCCTTAATTCGTCCTTCAATATTGAAGAAGTAGACATGCCTGCCGTCTGGACACAAGTCGTTGGCATACTCCATTCCTTGTGCTGTTCCAGCGAAGTCGAGCCACAGAGTGGTCTTTCCCACCTTGGGAGGGCCAGTTGAGATACAAAAACTACCCTCTGGGATACCTCCTGCAAGCATCAGGTCAATCGCAGGACTAACTGGAATAGTAACACTTGGGTTGTCCACAATAGACTGCCCGCTAACGAAAATTCCCTCACCAAATTCCTTAATCAAAGATGCGTCAATTGC